AAGGAGAATTAGTTGATACTAAAGGTAATGTAGTTATGTCTTCTGAAGATTAAGTTAAGAATGTTATTACAGAAGGTGACTATGTAGATTATGATCCCGATGAAACTAGTATTTATGAATCTGCTAATCAGATTACAGGTTTTGACTTTGTAGATGAAAATGGAGAATCTATTGAATTCGATGAAACTCCTGAAGGTTTAGCTAATAGAGATTTACACCTTGTTCAGAATTATGGTGTTCGTATGGCACAAGAGCAAATTAACAAGTTTTTACAAGATAATCCAGAAATGGAATCTTTTTATAACTATGTTAAAGTTAATGGAACAGGGGAAGGATATGGGCAACGTACTAACCACGAAGGGATTCAAATTGATAAATCTAATGAAGATCAACAATTTAGTCTAGTAGTTGAAGCTGAGATGGTTCGAGGTAATAGTAGAGAACGTGCTGAAAATATTGCTGAAATGTTTAAAGAAAAAGATAAACTATTTGAAGAATCTGAAAATAGTTTGTCATTTCTTAAAAGTAAAGACCAAGAATCTAGGCAAGCAGATAAAGAAAAAGTTGCTAAACAACAACAAGAAGCTCAAGCAGATAAAGAGAAATACGCTAATAGTGTTAAAGGTCTATTAGAAAAGGGTAAAGTATTAGATTATACTATACCTAAAAATATTAAAGTTAAAGATAAAAACGGAGTTATTAAAACAGCTTCTATTAATGATTTCTTTGAATATATTACAGTAGATCAAGGAAATGGTTTAACTCAAAGTCAAATTGATGCTCAAAGTGAAGATATGGAATATAAAGTTCTTATTGATTATCTTCGTTTTACAGGAAATGATATTAACTATCTTGTTAATCAAAAGAGTAATCAAAAAGCTGTTAATGAATTTAAAAATAAGTTTTCAAGAAGCAGAACTAAAGTTCCTAAAGCTACTATTAAGGTAAATAATCCTAATAGAAATAGGGACGATGATATAGCTGTATAATATTAATGTAATTAAAAATTTTAAATTATGCCTTTTAGTGTTAGAGAAATTAGACGTGGAGTATATGATTCCCGAGGCTATAGTAACGAAGATACTCTTACTCGTCTAATGTTAGGTAAAACAGACAAACTTACACCAACTCTTACTTATTTATGGGGTAGGGATAGTGATAAGTTTCCTTTGACCGTTATGACAGAGGGTAATGCTGCTAGTGGTGGTGTTATGGATATTAACGGAATAGAATATGAATGGGATACTATGGGTAAGCCCCGTCATAGCGAACAAGTTGTAACTTTTGATAAAGTTGCTAATCCTGAGCCAGGTAAAGGTTTTAGGCCTTTCTATGTATATTTTAAATCAAATATACTTATTGAACAATACTCTCTTTTAGCTCCAGATGGTGTTACTAGAACTCGTATTATGAAAGCTCCTGAAAAAGAAGCTGAAGGTTTGTGGAAATATACTCTTGAGTTAAAAACTACAAATCCAAATGCTTATTGTGATCCTTCTAATCTTACGCCAGGTAAGCATTGGGTAATGGGTGCTCCTACTATTCCTGAATCCTTCTCTAGAGGTAACAGGAGTAATGTACGAGGTACTGGTAAAATGCACAATCAAATTAGTTTTAATCGTTATACAAAACATATTGGAGGTAACTTAGCTAATAAGATTGTAGATATTCAGTTCCCTACTAAATCAGGTGGTACTACTAATCGTTGGATTAACGAAGAAATGCGTCAGTTCGAAATTGATATGCGTTTATATAACGAAGAACATCTATGGACTTCTGAATATAACCGTTTACCTAGCGGAGAACTTGTTATGAAAGATTATGATTCTGAACAACCAATTCCTGAAGGTGCTGGTATGTTTGAGATGATTAAAGAATATAACTATGATACTTACGGTTATTACCTTACTATTGATAAGTTAAAATCTACTATCAATTCTGTATTTGATAAAGATACAGATACTGGTAATATGGAGATTGTTCTTTATTGTGGTGATGGATTTGCCGATGATTTTGACCAAGCTATTAAATCTGATATTCATGCTAATGGATTCCAGCAAGCTTTAGGGGAGAAAATGATTAGTGGTGGTGAAGGTAATTTAAGTTATGGAAATAACTTTACTCAGTATCGGGATATTAAAGGTAATACAATTACTCTTAAAAAATTACACTTACTTAATAGAGGTCTTTGGGCTGAATTAGATAAAGCTAATGGTAATTTACATCCTCGTACTAAACTTCCCATGAGTGCTCACGTTGGTATTTTTGTTGATCATTCAACTGTAGACGGGGAGCGTAATGTTCAAATGGTTCGTCAAAAAGGTCAGGCTGATATCTTTGGTATTGTTAAAGGTCTTTCTCCTGTACCAGAATCATGGGGTGCTGTTAATACCCTTCAACTATCTAATGATGAAGATGCTTCTAGTTATGAGCATAAATTTAGTAAAGGTATTAACATTAAGAATACTACTGGATGCTTCATGTTACAGTGTAAATTGAATTAATAATATAAGAATTAGAACAAAATGAGTGATAATAAAGCTGATATTTTAAATATTAATAAAGCTGATACATCGCGAGATGTAATTGAAGAGCAAATAAAAGTTAGTCGTCCTGTATATTTAATGCGTAAAGATACTTCTTCTGGTTATTTTGCAAGAAATGTTAAATTTATGCCAGAAGTTAAATCTAGGGTTGGAGCATCTATTAATGCCGTCGTTAAGATTAAAGAGAATATGGAAGAATGGTATAAGTATATGCCTAGTATTCTTAATGCAAGGTCTAATAGCGATGATTTTAATAAGTTGTTTGATTTATACCTAAACAATATATCTCATATAGTTTCAGAAGGTGGCGATAAATTAGAAGCTGGATTTATTTTCAGTAATAAAAAAGTAGCAGAAGCACATAGTAAAGCTTCTGCTGCTATTTATGATGAGTTTAATAAAGCTGATAAAAGTCGTCCTGAGCTTAGAGATCAAGCATTTAAAACAAGGGATGAAAAAATCGTTGCTTTAGAACAACGTCAATATAAAGTTGGTACTCCTATTAATGTTTCCGAATATCTTCTTTGGAGATATTGTATTCATTATGGAGATGTTGCTAACGATATTGCTCTTATAAATAAGAGTGGTGCTATTAGGTTCTATTTACAAGATCCTAAATTAGAAGAATATAAACGTAAGGTTATGTTTGACTATCGTAAGGAAGCTACTCTTAAATATGTTGAACTTCTTAAAGATACATCCAAGATTAATAATTTACTTTGGATATATCTAGATGGTGCAACAGATGTTACTGCTCTTAATGAAATGGAAAAAGTAGATAGAGTAGAAGCATTTAAAAATGATAATCCAGAAAGATTTATAAAGACTATTGAAGATAAAGATCTGGAGATTAAAGCCACTATTCAAATGATGATATATTTTGGTGTTCTCCGTAGATTATCTGGATCAGATGTTATTGTTGATGAAAACAATGATATTATTGGTAATAATACTAGAGATGCTATTATATTCTTTAAAAATACTGAAAAGAATAAAGCTAACATTACTAGGTTTAATGCTAAATTAAAGAATTATTTAAATGGATAGTGCAACAATGCACATAGATTTTAGAGCTAAGGCTAACCGTATTAATAGTCTTAAGAATAAAACATTTGTACCTCAAGAGATAGACTTGTTTCTTAATGATCAAATGGAAGCTTTTATAAGTAATATTGTCGATACTGTAATTAAAGATAAGGGGTTTGAAGATATACAAGCTAATTTGGATAAAGTTAGACCTCTTGTTAAAACTGACAGTACAGATACTACAGAAACTGGTACTTTAACTCTAAACTCTTTTGATAGAGGAAAATATATTGATATTCCTTCTGATTATATTAGAAGAATTAGAATATCAGCAGATACTGAAAATTACTGTCTTGAATATAATAAAAGACCTTGTAGAGTTTATGATAATGAAATAATTGACACTATTCTTGTGACTGAATTTTATAGAAGTCATATTAAAAGTCCAATATCTTCTATTCATAATACAATGGTTAGAGTATTTGAAGATAAATTTATAGTTTCTAATATATATTTAACCTATCTTAAAAAATATCCACTTATTGTTTATGATTCACAAAACTGTGTTTTACCGGACGATACTCATAGGGATATAGTTGATATGGCTGTATCCAAAGTTAATAGTGTAATAAATGCAGGTAATTACGAGAAATACTTAAATGAAATATCAAATAATGATTAAATATTATGGAAGGTTTATTAGTTACTAAACATGGTGTTCCATTTTCCGCTAAAGGTGCTGCTGGGGTTGAAGATAGTTTAACACTAGAAAAAGAAATTCCTGAAGTTAGAGAAGGTTCGCTTGTTGTTGTAGGAGATGAAGGAGAAATGGTTGTTGCTGCTGGTACTGGATTGAGTGATAGTAAAAATGTTCAATTCTATGTTGGTATGCCTACTGGTATAGCTCCTAAGAAAAGTTCTCAAATTCCACTTACAGCTATTGCTAATGCTGTTAAATATGCTTACAGTGCTCCTGTTGTACAGGTTTCTGTATTAGGTGGTGATGGTGTTGCCGATAAAACATCTGGTGCTTTTGCTGCAGCTGATGTTGGTACTCAATATGAAGTTACAGTTGGATCTAGTTCTGGTGATTTTAGGGCGACAGCTGTAGCTCTTTTAAAAGATGTATCTACTGGTTTAGCTATTGCTGCTGATACTGAACTTACAGTAGGTCAAGTTGTAGAAGTTATTGCAGCTGGTACTCCCGATGCTTGGGGTGGTGCTACTTTATCATCTAGTTTAGATGGAACTCTTGTTGTTGGAACTAAAACAGTAGGTGCTACTTATGGGGTAGAATTTATTGATTTAGAAGCAGAAGTATGGGAACGTAGACGTTATAACATTAGTTTGAGTGTTGTTGATTCTGATATTACAGATGCGCAACTTCTTGCTAATCTTGTAGCTGAATTTAACAAACATGCTATTGTAAAAACTATTGCTACTGCTAGTGTAGCTACCGGAGATGCTGGTATTATTTTTACAGGTGTTGATGCTGGTCATAAATTTCAAATCTTAGCTAACGGTCTATTATACGGAAGTACTGTCATTACAGATGGATCTGGTAAATCTATCACTGTTGCTTTAGCTGTTAATAGTAATAGTCAGCTTGCTGAACTTGAAAGAGAAACCAATCCTGAATACGGTAAAACAAGTACTCGTACAATTGATAATGATATTTTTACCTTACCTTCGCAAGTTGAATCTGGTAAAAATTACACTACTTATGTATTCAAATGGTGGAATCAGAGAGAACATGCTTATATTAGCAATAAAGCTAATCCACAAAAACAAAGTTTTGTGTTAGCTGTACCTACTGATGATTCTACAATGGTTGCTGCCGTGGATGCTTTAGTAGCGGCTGCTAGTTCTTAATTACTGATTGATTAATGTTAGACAAGAAAGAAGTACCTTTAATTAGGTACTTCTTTTAATGTAATTTTAATGTGTATTTTTAGTGTATTCTCTATACTTCATAAATACCTTTTTACTATTCAAATGGTCGTATTTTGATAATACGGCCATTTTTTATAAACAAATAATATGAGTGAGGTTAAGTTTAATATAGTAATAGATGATACCAATAAGACTATAACTTTTATTGATAACAGTACTGATTATGGTGGTTTAGATTCTGGTATAAATTCTCTTAATATTTATATTAGAGGGGAAGATAAATCAAAGTATTTAAAATTAATACCTATAACAGATATCCCTAGTGTAAATGCTTTTCTTAATGAATCTGTAGGTTTATTATATACCTTTGAAACTATATTCGGAACAGAATTTCCACCTGATAATTTCTATCAAATTGAAATTGTTGTTAATGAAGGGGAATCAGATCAGATGTTATCTCAAAGAAAGTCTTTTGGTTCTACTTATAATGTTGAAAAGTCTGTACATAGAGGTACTCTAAGTCTCCATGTTCCTATTACAGATTTATATACAAGCCTTCACTATGGGATGAATGTACAGTTATTAGAACTTATTAAAACTATTAGTACGGTTGCTGAATATTCATACGATAGAGAAGTTAAATGGAGAAAAGGATATAATCATATTTATAATAGTACAAATGATTTCGACTACTAGAATAAATAACGAATTACTGAGATGTACTAATATTAGATATAAACTAATAGAGTTATATAGCGATGCTTCTTTTACAGGTCATATATCATATTTACATAAATATGCTAAAGATGTTATGACTTTATATTCTTTAGAGAAAGCATTATATAATGCAGTATATTATAATTTTGAACAAGGAGAAATAGAAAATATAATATATAAAATAAGGGAATATCTTAATGCTTTAGATATAAAAAGTAATGTTGATTATTTTAGTATAAGATATCCTAACTTAATATGTATATCAGATGATGATGGTTCTTATGTAAATCCAGGGCCTGGTCCTGGTAATAACGATGGAAGTGATGGTGAAGACGGGCAAGATGGGGAAGATGGTACTACTACTATTGTATTTAAAAATGGTGAAATAGTAGAAACTAATTGGAGATCTCAAATGCTTAATATAACATCTGATGGTCAAACTCAAATTCCAAATCTAAATTTCAATATATCAGATGTTGATATTGATACAGTATTATTAGAAGTTCAAGGAGATGATCCTGATTATACTGTTACTGGTAATGGTTATCATATAGTTGGTAATACTCTATACTGGCATAACTTCTACGACCTCAAAGTAGGTATGATTGTTAAAATAAGATGGAGAGTTGAATAGATAATATAATATAATATGGATTTAATGCAAGTAAAAGGTTTTCATCGTATAGAAGGTGAAAGCCGTATGCCAACTTCAAATGAACATTTAAAATATACTAGGTGGAATAATGACTTAGGTGTTATGGAGTATGTAAATCCTTCTTTAGAAGGAGATGAATTACATATTACAGACTTTACTAAAGCTGGTTCTACATTAACAATAACAAGAAACGATGGGGCTACATTTGAAGTAGATATAGAATCTGCATTACCTTCTATTGATTTACCTGGTGATCAAAAGATACTATTTGATGAAAATGATACAATTGGTGGTAGATATAATCTTAAATATGATTATACTAATAAACGAATTCTATTATCAGATGAACAAGGTATATTTGCCCAGAATACAAATTTTGATTCAGGATATGTAAGTATATTACAATATAAAGGTAGAAATAATTTATTTATAAGTAATAATAGTTGGAAAGCTGATTTCCCAGTAGATACTTTAGCTAATCATAACTTAGCTATTGGTTCTAATGCTTTAGCTAATATACATACTCAAACTACACAAGGACAAGACGCTAATTATAATGTTGCTATAGGCTATCATGCAGGTAGTCAAACTAATAAAAATAATAGTGTTTTTATTGGGCCTTATGCGGGTAGACTAGAACCAGAAGGTAATAAGCTTTATATAGGTAATACTAACTATGATACAGTAGATGAGTTTAGAAGTGATTCTCTTCTTTACGGGGAATTTGAAAATGGATTGTTGTATGTTAATAATAGGCTACATACAAGAGAAGAA